ATATAGTTGCGAGAGCTCCATACTCTCAGCCAACTCTGGATTGAGCTCCGCCAGCGCGGCCAAGAAATGGCCCTGTTTTTCGCTGTTATCTGCGTATGCTATGGCCTGATCAAATAGAAATTGACTGGTAGTATCGACAATGTTGGCGAAATCTTCCCATCGGTTCCCCTCGAACACGCTCACATAATCCAGGCCGGCGGCATAAGCATCACGAATGGCCTGACGTTGGTCCTCGTAGGCATCGGTGACGTCTTGAAGCGTGATTTTCTTTCGATCGAGTAGGGCATTTAGCTCTGCGGTTCTCTCGGCCTGATTGCGTTCGGCGATATCGAAGCTATCTGTAGCCTCAACTAGCCCCCACAGCTCGCCCTTGGTCTCGTCGGCTGTGATTGCATAGCCCAGCATGGCCTTGTCGGCCGCATCAATACTTTGGGCAAGTGTAAAGTGATCTGCAGCAGCAGCCTCAGCTGCATTGGCCAGCATTTCCTCGCGGTCTCGCAAGATATCAGCCGCTTCGCCAGCGGCCATATAGCCCATTTCGAGCAAAAACTGCATATCACCGAGCTCTTCAGTAGTAATTATGCCATCTCGCTGGGCGCCTTCTAGCAAGTGCAGCATATCGGCGACCTGTACGGCGCTCTCTAATATGCCATTGAGGCCCTTGATAATGGGTTCTGAAGCGCTGGCGGCATTGATCTTTACCGAATTGACATAATCAAGCCAATTGCTCCGTAGTATCTTGAAAGTTCCGGCCGTTTCATCTGCAATATCCCCCAATTGATCTAGCTTATTCTCGGCCTGTTCCAGAAAGGCCATCTTCCAGGCTTCGTCTTCGCTCATGGTCTCTTTGAGCTCAGATACCCGTTCGTTGAAGCCGTCCACGCTCAAACCCAAGGCATCAAAGCGCATGGTGGTTTTGTTGGTCAATGTCAGAACCAGTTGGTTCATATTCATGTCCAACAAACCGGCCACGCGGGTTAGCCGCACAGCTTCATCGTGGCTCTTGGCTAGACCCAGTTTAATCAAATCCAGAGCGCCGGCCGTGCGCTCTGATCTGCTCATCATGCCCTTGGTAGCCTGGTCGATGTCCTGATCTAATTGAGTCCAACTGGTACCAATGGTCTCGGCCATGCGTATGGCCTGGGTCTCGATCAACTCAAGCTGCGCCCCTTCTTCGGCAAAATCGAAGCCTTTCTTGGCTGCGTAAGCCGCTGCCGTGGCCACTCCGATACCCATGGCAATCTTCGAAAATGCCATGCCCGTGGTTTGGGCCGCTCTTTGCGAAGCTGTACCAACGCCCTTTACGTCTTCTTTGACCGTAACCAACTGCCCGCCGGCGCGCTCGGCCGCCCGCTGCACGCCCTGGAAATCTCCTTGAACCTTCTTAAGCAGCGCAGTACCGCCCTGATCCAGGCCGGTTACTACAATACCTATGTTATGTTGTGTTCCGGTCATCTTTTCGCTTTGCCTTCATTCGTTCGACTCTCATTTGATCAACCGATAGCACGCAATTAAGGTGTCCAGGGTACGCTTTGCCAAAATCGGCGTCGCTTTGATTGCCTTTGCGCCTGTACGCCGAATAGGCGTCACTTACACTTAAGGCGGTGTCAATTTTCTTCAGCAACCATTCCGGCGTATCGAAGAGCCCCGTACCAACGGGCAGCTTATTGTATCGGCGGCATCGGAACGCCAGGCGCAGGTCGGGGTGCATTTCCTGTGTTTCGCCCAGCGCATACGCCCGCACCGCCAGAATCATTCCGGGTCGATTTCAGTGGCCGCTTTGTAAGCCTTACCAATTTCAGTAGCCATGAACTCGATCACATTGGGCGCCGCACCTGCGGCGCTGGTTACACCTTCGCCCAAATCATCGGATAAGATCGCGCCGGCATCAATGCCGATCTGGACAATCCGCTGCCAATACTCGCGAGCACTGATCTTTTCCTTGAGATCGTGAAATTTCTTTATTTCGTGCTCAAAAGATACCGCCGCCTCATTGGTAAAGCGGATCTCCAGATCTAGGCCAAGCTTTTTGTGCTTGACCTTCATACTAAGCTACTGAACCTTTAGTGATAGCGCCGTCAAAGTCCAGCGAAATCGAAATCACCGCCGGGCCTTCGCCAACCGGGTCGCTCTCGCTGATATTGGTGATCCAGGCGTTACCCGTTCGAGTCGGTTCGCCGGATGTATTACCATTGGGATACACAATCACAGCACCAGCCGTAGCATGTGTCTCATCGAAATGAGTCAGATCATCAGCATCGCGGGTGGATTTGTAAAGCTCCAATGTGCCGGTGTAGTCATAGCGCCCACCCAGCTTGCGGCGCGCTTTTTGCCCACCGCCGGTTACATCGTGGGTGTCACGGGTAGCCTGCCAGCTGAACGATCTCACCAGTTCGGCCTCGATCACGTTACCATCCCAGCTTACTGCCAGATCAATACTATCGAATTTTTCACCAGTTAAAGCCATGGTTTACTCCTTCGTGTCACTTTCTGCGACATCTTCCTTGTTTTTGGCCGCTTCCGCTTCAGCAGGCGGCTCTATGGGTTGTGCGCTCTTTGGTTGCGATGTTTTTTTCTTGTAAGAGCGCCTGGTTGTCTTTTTCTTGGCTGGCGGCTCTTTGGGTAGTACCGCCAGATTCTTGGATCCATAGGTTCGCACGCTAACATTGCGCACAAAGCCCCGGGATTCCAATTGTTTGATTTGCTTCAAGCTCAAATGACTCAAGTCAATGGGCTGCCCGGCCTCGATAACCATGCCGGTTACACCGTGTACGACCTGCTTTGTCGTCACATAATTGGATTTATTCATTGCGCCTAACTCCTTACCCGTTGAACAGCGTCACACCAAAAGGTATCCGCTCTCGCCGGTACTCCTTGCCTTTGACCACGACCGAGCCAGCCCGAGACGGGCCGTTGTAGAAGTATTTGCGGGTGCTGGTGCGGTTGGCCGTCAAAAGATCGAAGAAATCTTTTTCTATTTCATCTAATTTGTCCTCGGCTTTGTCGGCTGTCCAGCTGCCATCTTCGTAAATCACGAAGTTGTCGGCATTGAAATAAAAGGTTACTTCGGTATTGCCAGCATCACCCGAAGGGCGCAGTGTGCCCGCCGAAGAAATCACCATCGTGGGGGACTCTTCTCCGGCCCATTCATCAACCGCCTGGTAGCCATAGCAAGATTGCAATGGCTTGCCGCTGCCCACCATGCCAGCATTGACGAAGGTTACAACCCGGTCGCGTTCGGTTTCTCGGTTAGAACTCATAAATAAAAGCCCTCGCCGTTTGTTTTACAATCTCGGGTGCGGCTGCCACGGCTTGATCCATAAAGGCGTGTGTGCCGCCTCGAGCGTTCTCCATCACGCCATATACCGCCGGTCGCTGCCCGCTTCGCGGGTTTACGGCCATCGGATCCGTATAGACTTCGCCGCGCAATCCGCCGTAATCCATGTGCTGGGCGCCCTTCAAAGAGCCGGTATCCACGTGGATGACCGAGACAAGAAAGCGATGCAGCCAGCTGGTGACGTTATGTATCAAGCGGCCCAGCCCGCCGCTGGGCGTCAAGTCTCGCATTTGTTCCAGGTTGCGCATTTGGGCCTTCTGAATGCCTTTGATATCCAACTTAATCACGGTACTACCTCTACAAATAGGCGCCTGATCTCATCGTCGTCTTTGACCAGCGTCTTTTTTACTGTGGCAGGGCTGGCGATCTCAGGGAAGCGATCGGCCGTTCGGGGGTCCAGCGTCATCAGCGGCCATGCGCTCAGGCTGCTCTCCGGCGTGCTGGTGGATTGTTTTCCGGTAGTGCCATCACTGGTATAGCGTTTCGTGCTGGCGCTCACTGTGGCCCTTGTGGCGAATGAGGCCGCCGATGTAGTAATCGTCAGCGTATCCACGCCCACAATGCGGTGCTCATCAGAGCCAATTACCAACAAATCGCCGTTTTTAATATCTAATGTCATGGTGTTAGCGCGCTAACCTTCGACTTCATCAGGAGCCTAGATCGTAATCTTCTGCCGTGTGCGAGAGCCTGCGCTGCACTACTCGGCCAACAGAACCGCCACGACCAAATTTATCTTTACCTAACATGCTGTCGATCTTATCGCCAATTTGCGAGCGGCTTTCTTGGTATTCATCACCTTTGAAGTCCGGCTCTACAGCATAATCGGCTTGTAATTGTTCGAGCACTTCCCTGGTCACCGCGTCAATGGCTTCGTTGACCATATTGGCGTCAAGATAACGCACATCGGGCAAGCCTGTTTCGGGATTGAGCGCCCCTACACCGCGCAAGCCCGCATCAATGGCGTATGTATAGTCGCCTTCCGTAAGGCTGCCGCTGGCTGTGGTGCTCAGACTACGCTGGCTGGCCAAGCGGGTCAGCTTGGTATTGACTCGGGTAGCCAGGGCCGCACGGGTGATAGGTACATGCCAGAGCCAGATATCATCGATCTTGACATCGGCGCCAAAGTCGTTATTGATCACCTTTAGCGTGTAAGTAGTTCCATGTCCAAGGCCCAGATCATTAGCGTTAGCTGTCCAGGTATCTGCGGTGCCGGTCATGCTTAGGCTGGCCACCGTGTTGCCGTTGCCGTCAGTGATGATTGCCTGCACATTGGTGCCGGATAACGCACCACCTACGGCCTTGACATCGATATTCAGCGAATACGTGCGCACCCTCGCCACGGCAAAGGCTTGCTGGATATACTCGCCGTCGGCCAGTACGGCCACACCATAATGGTCGTCGCCATCGCCAGCGCTGTACTCAGCGCCCGATAATGTCCAGCCATTCAGGTCGTGCAAAAAGCGACCGTTGATTAGCTCGCTGCGCTCAGTCATTCGGTATCAGGCTCCTCGGGCTCTTTAGACTCCTCGGGCTCTTTGGGCTCCTCGGGCTCTTTGGGCTCCATGGCTTTCTCAACATCTTTCTGCAATATCTGCCCACCGGCACCGGTGCCCTTGACCTTTTCTAATTTGATGCCCTTCTCTTTCGCCAGAGCGCGGGCGAAATCGGTAGCCTGCAGCTCGTCGGGCTCTTCTTCGGCATCGGGGATGTAAGCCTCAATCATGGGCTCAGGCGACCACGGTTCAGCAATCGGCTTACCATGTACCTGCATTGTCGTTTCACGATACTGTTCAATCTCGCTGTCTACGGCCAGCCGATATTTGGGATTCTTGAGTCGCATTCTACAATGGTCTTCGTCGCAAGCGTGCACAGCACCGGAGGGGTTGACGATATAATAAGCACCTTTTTTGCCCTGATATTTTGATTTGACTTTTGCCACTGTTTTATCCTTTCTATAAATATGATTTGATAATTTCTAAATACTTCACTTTATCGAATGGCTGCCCGATCATGCGCTCTCGCCATTCGGCGATCTCGGCATCGCTTTGAGCTGCCTGTTCCATCATTACCATTGGGTCTTCCGCCTGCATAATGTCCAATGGATAGGCCAGCAAATCAGCGTACAAGTCCCAATTGGGCACAAAGAGCGGGTCACGGTTCACCGGGCATAAATGCGTAGGCATGTCTTCGCCCATCATCACAGTGGGAATGCCTCGAGCAACTGCGATATAAGCGAAAGTCTGGTGTCCGATTACCACATCTGCAGCGTCGATCTGCTCCCAGGCCGGTATCAGATCGCCCCGGTGATACTCGATCCGCCGGTGCTTGATCTCTTTGATGCCGCTGCCTTCTTCTAGTTTCCATAGATAGCGCACGGTCAAATCAATGTGATCGGCCTCGACTAAGGCATAGAGCTTATTGAATACTGCCCGATTGAGCTCTTTGTCGATCTCAGCGCAGCGGTGATGAATGGGTGCATACAACACTTTTCTAGCCTTCGGTCGCGGTTGGAACTCTCGCAAAGGGCACATTGACCAACCTACTGTATAGATCGACTTTGGGTAACCATATGCTTGCATTACTTCAGCATGACCTCTAGCTGGCACGAAATGCGCTGTAGTGTAGTTCCAAACGGCCCGTAGATCGTTGACTACATTCGGGCGGCCTGCGTGGGGATAAATAAAGAAGCGCTTTGCTCCGACGTGTTTTAGGTTGGCCAGTAACGAGCGGCGACCGCGTACATCGTTGTCAGCCAGGACAAAGTCCACTTTTGGGTAAGGTATGGTGTCCGTTTTGTCTATCCGCTCAAATGTAGGTTGTAGCGCATCGATGTACGGCTTGCCTTTTCCGTGGTGATCATGGGCATAGTATGTCAATCTGCGCATTTGAACATCCTGGCATGATAAGCTGCGTTCATGTGCGGCACATTCTCAACGAATTCGATTTGCTTCATATCAAGATATTCAAAAATCTTCTGATAATCTCGAGGAAAGTGACGACCAGATTTGAAGCTGATCTCGTCCTCGACGGTCAATACATACTTAGTGCGCTTGGCAATTTCATCAAATATCCACTCACTTTGGGGGTGGACATGGCACCTAACGGCCTTGGAATAAATCAAGTCATACTCCGGCAACATACTGACGTGGCTCTCGATGGCTCCCTGGTAGATAGAAATCCGCATTTCTGGCCAGGCGCTTCGAGCGAAAGCAACAGCTTCAGGATTGATTTCAATGCCTTCAATGTTGCGGTATCCCGCTTCCCACAAATGGTGTAATGTCAAGCCCACATTGCAGCCAAGCTCAAGTATGCGGACATCTTTGGGAAGATACTTCTCGACCATCGATACAACAAAAGACGCGCTTTGTCTTTTTGCATATTGCGCCGGACGATTCTCTTGCGGTGGATTGTGCCAAAAAGCGTGACATTCTTCAACTGTCTTTACAGGGTGCATTGCAATCCTTCGAGCTTTAGCAGCCCGTTGCTATGATCTCGCCACAACAAACCATCGCGCTCAAACAGATATTCGATAGATTTAAGGTACTGTGCTGTCTCGATCCACCAGCGTTTTGTCGTAACGCCTTTGTGGTCTACGAACATTTCTTCTGTGCGGAACCGATCCGCTTCATATGTGGGATGCTTATACCAGTGATGTTTCTTTGGATTGTCCAGGGTCAGATCGAAGCCAACAGTATGCACTTCGGCGCATCCCAGTATCCCGGCCAGGTGCAATAGCTGCATACCTACTGTACCCATCAGGATCTTAACGCCTTTTTGCCATCCGCCGCATTTCGACATTCCGCCAGCCATAAAGCCTTGGCCGTACTCCCGCAAGGTGTAATCCTGGGGGATATCGTCCAGCTCATAGCCTTTCCGGCGAATACTGATGCACTTACGCAGATCAATACCGTATAAATGCAACAGATTCCAGCTCCGGTGAGATACCAGCTGCACTTTGGCGGTGTTCATTTTGTCGAACACATGTAAGAACTTACCTAATCTCTGATGGCCTTTTTGGCTCAGGTTGTGGCAATAGTTCATGTTTTCGGTAAGCAGCCAGTAGTCGGCACCGGGTAGCCGAGTGGCGCCGTTAGCCGTGATGATAACATCCGGCTTGATTTCATTTCGCAGTGTGGCCCACCCCTGACCCGATGGCCCGCCCAGCACCGCCAGCGCTTTGCCACCATAAAAGCGTCCATGATGCGCTGACATAGCGACCGGGTCATCAGGTCTATCGGGGTGAAACTGATTCATTAGTTACCAACTGGCGTACCCACGCCATCGCCACAGTCTTCGATGACATAATCATCTCCACTGGGTGGCCTGGGGGTTGGTGGCCCGTGTTTCATGGTTTAGCTAGCACCGTGAACAAAGTCGATAATAGCTGAGGTCATCAGCTTGCCATCCGGCATGACCAGGTTGAGATACCAAAAGCCGTCGCCGTTTTCGCCGAAGTCCAGATCGGCATCGCCGTCAGCCTCTAAGGTAATTAAGCCTGAAAGATTGGCAGCCCATTCGATCAGAGCGCCATCCGTACCGATTGCCAGGGTATCCGGGGCCGTTGAAGCGGGCACTTGCCCTGCCGCATCGGTCGAGAGATACCAGAACAAACTTACAGCCGCGCCCACTTCGTTGCCGTTCAAGCGGTCATTTAGCTGAATAGCGACGTTGATCACATCGGCCGCTTCAGTACCCACCGTCATGGTGGCATCGATCTTTAGTCCAGGGTGTGAATTGAAGGTAGACATAAATTACTCCTTTTAGATAGGGAGTGTTAGCACGCTAACACTCCCCTTGATTCATCCCTGTTTAGATCTCGGAAGTACTCACGACCACGCCGTGATTGTCGCGAAGTTCGGCTACACCGTACAAAACGTCGATAGTGACCTTGGGGCCCAAGTAATCGGTGTCATAAGACATCGTCACACGCAAGCCCATACCGTCTTCGTCAGCAACCACCTGGGTGGCGCCACCGAAGCGAGCTGCATCACTAGGCAGCGGGCGGGTGGCCAGCACTATAGCGTTGCGCTGGAAGAAGAGGTTTTTGCACTGCGAAGAAGCCACAGCGATCTTCTGATCAAGGAAAATGTCAAAGCCGCCGAAGCGATTGACGTAGCTGTTAGCCGCCATGCTGCCCAGGCTCTCGGCATAGTCACGGTTGACAATGCGCTCGATGCCCAGGGCTTCATATTCGGCATCCTCATGCAATACTGCATAACGCTGGCCAAGGGGAGCCTTGGCAGAGTTCAGCAAGCGACGAGGGCCGCGGAAGTCATCCTCGCCCAAGCCGCTGGTAGCATCGACAGTCTGGGAGAAGCCTGAATAAAGGGCGGTCAAATCACCATCGATCTGCTCGGCCAATACCATCAAGCTATCTTCCAGATAGCGCTCCAGCCAATTGGGGCGAGCCAACGCGCGGGCAATATCCTCGATGATGAAGGTAATCTCTTTGTGCTTGTTCAGCGTGACAGTGTAAGCACTGTCTTCGAGTACCTGCTTTGTGACGGTGGAGTCATCGGCTTTGTCGTTGACTGAGGGGGTTCCGCCATAGGGGATTGTGATTGTCTGGCCGTGGGTCGCCACTTCGTTGTCCCAATCACGGGCAACCAGGCGGCTCATCACGGTATTTGCTTTGAGATATCCCAAAGCCTCTGCGGCGATTACGGTAGCGATAGAGTTATCGAATTCGCCGACGCCAATAGTATTACTGTTAGCCATCTTTTTACTCCTTCGTTAGTAAGAGTTTCTACTTACGACTCCAGCTTCGTTTTTTACGTGCAACGCCACGAAGGAGTAACCAATAATTACCGGGTACCTAATTTGATCTTACCTTCCCGGTACGCCTCACGGACTTCTTCAGGGGATTTGCCCTCAATGTCGAAGCCAATAGGCTGGCCGCCCTTTGGTACTCGGGGTGTACCCTTGCCCTCGGGCGGTTTCAAGAATTCCAGAAGAGAGTTGGCATCTGCCTCTAACTCTTCTTTGGTAGACCCTTGCAATCGACCTACCAAATCTGACGGTATTCCCTTCTCTTGGGCTACCGACAGGCGCAAGTTTTGCGCCTTTTCCTGCTCCAAGTTAGACTCAAGGCCGGTAATGCGCTCGGTCAATTTCTCGAGCTCGGTCTTGCCTTCGTCTTCCTTAGTTTTGATCTGCTGCTGCAGCGTTTCGGTCTGTTTTTGCAGATCTTGTACCTGTTTCTCAGCTTCCTGCGCTCGGACGTTCAAATCCTTGAAACGCTTGTGCTGGAAAACCCCTTCCCAGGTCTCTGGTACAGATTCGCC